GACATACTTTGCCCTTGCATATCCTATTTTACGCTATGGCCGGTCCTGAGTCAAATGAGCATGACCACTGAACTTCGCGCCCACCGACCCAAACCAAGACGGCTGGGGCTGGAGTTGGTGCGCCGAAACAAACCAAGCCCCGAAGGGGCTGAGGCTGAATCTGGCAGACCGCGATGGCTGAACCCCCACCCCCGACACAAACCAAAACAAACTTTCCGCGGTGGCTATCCCGACACAAACTTTCGCGCCCGCCCGCGCCCGTTTGGAAATCCAAACGCCGAAATCGGGGCATGAGAAAAGCCCCCCCACCCCGAAGGGTGAGAGGGCTTGAACTCCCAGAGGCTAGGCGATCTTCTCGCCTCTCGCTGGATGGCGCTCGACTGACTGCGCGAGCAACTTGCGAGAGTTAGCCACGCTCGCATTGAGCAATTTCACCAGACTATCCACCGCATCAAAATTGGTGAGGGTAAGATCGTCCAATTCCTGCAACGCCTCAAGCGCCTTGAGAACTACGCCGTCCGCGTTCAGAGATTCCTCGACCTCGCCAGCCTTACGACCTGCGCCAGTGTTGTTACGCTTAGGCTTATCCTCAAGCGCCTTATTAGCCTTAGCCTCGAACTCATCCCAGTCAGTGACCAGACCAGCGAGCGCGAGAGCGCCGTCTGACTTTAGAGCGCGTTGTGCAGTCTCGGCAACCTTGCAAATCTCAATAACGCTGACCTTATCAGCGCCAGCGATATCGAAAGCGCGGACGATCACTGGGAGAAACTTAGCCGAGTTTTTGGTGATACCGCGAACCTCGCCGAGTTTTTTAGCCTCAACGATTGTTGCCTCGAAATCGCGGACGGATGTACCAAGCGCCGAGCGATACCAAGCGCGGACGCCTTGATCTCCAGATGTAACGAGAGTCGCATACGCCTTGACCAACTTTGAAACTGCCTTACCTTGTGGAGCCTTTGATTCTGACATTTTGGAGCCTTTCAGTAATTGCCCGACCTAGTGCCGAACATGGAAAAATTATCTCATGGATCAGCCCTAGAGTCAAATAGGCGCAAGCCCCCAAAGTGTTTGGAAACCCAAACAGGCACACGCTCAAAACACGCTCAGCCAGCCAGCCCAGACCCTCGCCCAGATAGTCCACCCACACAAAACACGCACCAACACAAACCCAAAAATTCCGGCGCTCGCCTCGCAAGCGAGGCTCGCCATAGACCCTCGGCGGTACTTAAATCGCGGAGCGTTACTTAAACCCTCAGTGCCACAGGCAGGGCATAGCCCTCACGCGACAAGCGAAAAGATTCTTGGACTAAAGGCTCAACGGCGGAAAACATCGAGTCGCGCACACGCGACCCCAGTGCTTATAACTCCCGCTGGTCGTATATTACACTATCGCTCTACAATATTTTTCCAGTATTTACGGGGGAAATGTCCGTTTTAGTATAATAAGTTAGTGAAGTACATCACATTTGCTAATATGTAGCGTTCGGATTTCCGTTTTGAACGGGTTTATATATATAGACGAACGACTCCTACAGAGTGAGTCTATCTTAGATGTGAGTGGGTGGCTAAGACAGCCGTAGCGATAGCGTAGGCTGGCTTGTTGCCAGCCACGAACCCAGGGGTTAGCGAGGCTCGCCTGAGCGAGCCGAGCGATAAAGGGGATTTTTATACAAGGGTTTTATTAGAGGAGTTATTATGGCTGCCAAGGGTGGTAAAGAGCATCACAATGTGGTCGCTCTCAGAGAAGCCAAGGCAAAAGTCTTAGACTTTGTACGCCAAGGATTAGAATTAACAGATGCAATTGCAAGGGCTGGACGTAAGCCAGATGTCATGAAACTCTGGCGTCAAGACGATGCATTCATGAGAGACCTCGAAAAGGCAAAGACCGAGGGCCAGAAGACTTTAAGTATAGTTACAGGGGATGCCAAATACAAAATTGGCTTTGAGGAGTTCAGCCGTGAGTTTCTTGACTCGCCGATCTTCCCACATCACAGGTCTTGGATTGACCTGCTCGAGGGACGGGAACCTTCCTACCTTCACGAGGCAATGGTCTATGACCCTGCATCTAAGAAGCGTCTGCTTATCAACGTCCCCCCAGAGCATGCCAAGTCAACGGTCATCACAGTCAACTACTGTGTCTACCGAATTGCCATGGATCCTAATATCAAGATCACCATTGTTTCCAAGACTCAGGAACGTGCTAAGGAATACCTTTACTCGATTAAGCAAAGGCTAAGCCACGAGCGCTGGTCTAAGTTACAGGCAGTCTATGGATCTGCAGGAGGTTGGAAAGAGGATGCGGATACTTGGAAGGCTGATCGCATTTACCTTTCTCGTGATTCTACCGAAAAGGATCCGACGGTGCAAGCGCTCGGAATTGGTGGCCAGATTACTGGCGCCCGTTCCAACCTTATCATCCTGGACGACGTTGTTACGACTTCAAACGCGCATGAGTGGGAGAAGCAACTCCTCTGGCTCCAGCGAGATGTAGTCACCCGTCTGGGTGATAATGGTAAGTTACTGGTCGTGGGCACACGTATTGCCCCGAACGACCTCTACCGAGAGATCAGAAGCCCTGAACACTGGACAGGTGGCAAGTCACCGTTCACATACCTTTCAATGCCAGCAGTACTTGAGTTCGATGATAACCCCGATAAGTGGGTTACTCTCTGGCCTAAGTCTCAGATTCCATGGGAGGGCTCAGATGAAGATGTTGTTCCTGACGAGGACGGACTTTACCCCAAGTGGAACGGTGGAGCGCTGTTCCGTCGACGCAGCGAAGTTAGCCCTAGCGCATGGGCGCTGGTCTATCAGCAACAGGACGTACAGGAAGACTCGATATTTGCCCCTCTTTGCGTACAAGGCTCAATCAACAGGATGCGAAAACGCGGCCCACTAAAGGTCGGTAGCGCTGGACATCCTTCTGAGAAGGGTTCCTGGTACACCATCATGGGTCTAGACCCTGCTATGACTGGTAACACAGCAGCAGTGGTAATGACCGTAGATCGTAACAGTCGCAAGAGATACATCCTTGATGTCAATAACATGACAGATCCGACACCACAGAAGATTCAGAAGTTAATTCAAGAGTGGGTGGAGAAGTATCGCCCCCAAGAACTACGTATTGAAACCAACGCTCATCAGAAGGCATATGCTTTAGATGAGGATCTACGCCAGTTCCTAGCATCTACAGGTGTTCGGTTCTCTAGCCAGTTCACTGGTAAGAACAAATGGGACACACAGTTTGGCGTAGCAGCCATGGCAGGTCTCTTTGGGACTATGCGTGGCACATCATTTAATAACGACAATCTCATGGAACTTCCAGCAGTGGAAGGATCTGAGGGAATTAAGGCTCTTATCCAACAGTTGATTACTTGGGAGCCTAACACTAAAGGCAAGACCGACTGTGTAATGGCGCTCTGGTTCTGTGAACTACGTGCCAAAGAAGTTATCACAATCGGTAGAAGTAATCAGAGCCATATCACTAACAAGTGGGCTACTCGTAGACAACAACAAGAACGCTACGTACTCAATGTCAATGACTATGAGTTTGGCGAGGAACAGGAATAGCAATGGCATTAGATATTGAAAGAATTGCAAAGAGGGTTGATAACCTCAAGCACTTGCATTCTGAGCGCGATTTTCGCATGTCACAAATCCAGGCTGTTCGTAAGGGTCAGATCTCTAGCATCTTCCCTGATATGTTTCCTGAGGGCATGCCATTTTCAATGGTTGCCAACTTTATCGACGTTGCTGCCCGTGACTTGGCTGAGGTCTTAGCACCACTGCCATCGTTTAACTGTGGCGCAGTCAAGGTAACAGATGCCAAGGCTCGTAAGTTTGCTGACAAGCGCAGCATGATTGCCAACAACTATGTTGCTAATTCACGCCTACAGTCACAAATGTACTGGGGCGCAGACTGGTACTTCTCATACGGATTCCTACCAATCCACGTAGAGCCAGATTTTGAAGGCGGTATCCCGTTTATCCGCGTAGAAGATCCTATCGGATCCTATCCAGAGTTTGATCGTTTTGGACGTTGCGTTGCATACGCTAAGCGTTACAAGAAAACATCTAACGAACTTGCACATGAGTTCCCAGAGTATGCAGATCGTATCCTTGGTCGCTTTGGTCAGAACACTAACAATGAGATCGAACTTGTTAAGTACATGGATAAAGATCAAACAGTACTTTACTTACCAAGCAACAACAATCTTGTTCTCAGCCAAGCAAAGAACCCACTAGGCAAGATGACAGTACGCATTGCACGACGTCCTGGAATCGATGATCAACCTCGTGGACAGTTTGATGATGTCATCTATGTACAGATGGCTCGTGCTCGTTTTGCTAACCTGGCGATGGAAGCGGCTGAAAAGTCAATCCAAGCGCCACTTGTTGTACCTAGCGATGTACTCGATCTGCCAATGGGGCCAGATGCAGTCATCCGTACATCACAACCACAAGGTGTCGGGCGTGTCCGTTTGGACATTCCCGCTGCTGCCTTTCAGGAGCAATCAGCACTCCAATCAGAATTACGACTTGGTGCTCGATATCCTGAGGGTAGAACTGGAAACATTGATGCCAGCATTATTACTGGCCAAGGTGTCCAGGCGCTACTTGGTGCTTTCGACTCTCAGATTAAGGCTGGTCAAACCATCCTTGCTGAGGTGTTTGAAGATGTCATGCAATTAGCGTTTGAAATGGATGAAATGCTTTTCGATACAGAAAAGAGTGTCCGAGGAACAGCACAGGGTACGCCGTACGAGTTAAAGTACAAGCCAAGCAAAGACATCGCTGGCGACACTTCTATTGAAGTTCGCTACGGTTTGATGGCTGGATTAGACCCTTCACGTGCATTGATCTTTTCACTCCAAGCACTTGGTGCTGATCTTGTATCTAAAGACTTTATCCGCCGTGAACTACCATGGAATGTTAATACAAGCATGGAAGAAACACGTATCACAGTTGAGAAAATGCAGGATAACCTTACACAGGCTATTACAGCAACTGCTCAAGCAATTCCTGCAATGGCAGCGCAAGGAGCAGATCCTTCACCGCTTATTAAGAATATTGCTGATGTGATTGATCGCATCACCAGGGGAGAAAACATACAGGATGCTGCGTTGGCAGTGTTCACGCCGCCACAGCAGCCTGAACAACCAGCACAGCCAGAGATGGCTCCACCAGGCGCACAAGGCCCAGTTGAGCAGGCTCCCCAATCCCCAGCCGCTCCTGGTGAACCTTCTGGTGGAGTCCCTCAACAAGCAGGACCACCAGCAGATTTAGCAACCATGTTAGCAGGACTAGGAGGATAAGATGGCAGCGCGTAAGAAGCCAGTAAAGAAGGCAGCAGTTAAAACTGTACGCGATGAGTCTTATAGCAAACTAGAACTTTATTGCATAGCAATGAATGAGTACTACAAAGCACTACGCACCGCAGGATTT